CAGATCCCACCGCAGAGCCTGGCAGCCCCAGCATGGAGGGCGTGCAAGTGGCCGGGCTTGCAGACGCAGCTCTCCGCAAGCTAGTCACCAAGCAGGCCCCCAAGGCCGAGCGCAACCTGGTGCCCGATGCGGCACGCGCAGCTGAAGGCGCGATGCCCGAGGCTGTCAAAGCCGGTCGGTTCAAGCTAATCCCCGAGGCCGACCAGAAGCTCACAGAGACCGTCACCAAAGCCGTGGAGGCCCGCCAGGCTGCAGCGCCCAACATTGGCAAGCCCAGCCCCACCGCCGCCGAGGTTCGCGCTGGCGTGCCAGAGGAGCCGTTCAACCTGTCGCGCTACCAGACCGAGGACGCAGCTGCCGTGGTGGGTGGCGTGGCCGACGCACTGGGCATCAAGACCAAGGCCGTGACCTTTGACGAGATCAAGGCCAAGGCCAACGAATCCGGCATCTCTGAGGCCTTCCTGTCGCGCCTGGTGGGCAACGACGGCAAGATGATGCCCAGCGCCGTGGAGACCTATAAAGCGCTGGAAGTGCTGGAGTCCAGCGCCAACGAGCTCGACAAGCTGTTCAAGCTGGTCAACTCTGGCCAGGCCACCGATGTGGACAAGCTGGCCCTGCGCCAGCAGATCGCCTTCCACGGTCTGATCCAGAAGGGCGTGAAGGGCATGCAGACCGAGACCGCCCGCGCCCTGGCCGTCTTCCGCATTCCCCGCGAGGGCAATGCCGCAGCCGTGCGCCAGGTGCTGGACGAGTACGGTGGCGACGCTGCCCTGCAGGATCTGGCCAAGTCTTACTTGACGCTGGAGTCACGCGCAGCTCAAAACCAGTTGATCGAGAAGTCGATGATGTCTGGCGTCAAGGACATCTGGTTCACGACCTACATCAACGGCCTGCTGGCCAGCCCTGTCTCGCACGCCAAGAACATCATCTCCAACTCGCTCTTTGGTCTGTACCAGATCCCTGAGCGGCTGGTGGCTGCGTTCTACGGCAACACCCTGCCCGCTGGTGTTCGCAGCTGGAAGTCGCTGGTGCCAGGCAGCGAGGCCGACAAGATCGGTTACGACGAGGCGCTGACCATGGTGCAGTCGCTTCGCAATGGCCTGGTGGAAGGTTTCACCCTGGCCAGCAAGGCCTGGCAGACCGGCCAACCCAGCGACCTGATGAGCAAGATCGAGCTGCAGCGTGCGCCCCAGGAAAGCCTGGGAGCCAGTCTGCAAGCCATGACGGGCCAGACCCCCGACACCTGGATGGGCAAGGCGCTGGGCTACTACGGCACCGCCATCACCGTGCCTGGCCGGGCGCTGATGACCGAAGACGAGTTCTTCAAGGGCGTGCTGTACCGCATGGAGCTCAACGCCCAGATCACCCGGCGCGGCAAGCAGGTCTACCGCGAGGGCGTCGAGGCCGGACTGTCTGAGACCGATGCCATGGCCAAGGCCGCGCTCGAGGTCGAGGGCCTCTTCGCCAACCCGACCAAAGATCTGGACGAGGCGGCCCAGCTGTTCGCCCAGAAGGGCACATTCACCGCTGACCTGCCGCCCGCGCTCAAGTCGCTGCAGCAGGTCTTCAACCACCCCATCCTCAAGGTGGTGGTGCCGTTCTTCAAGACCCCGGCCAACATCGGTCTGCAAGTAATTGAGCGCACCCCGTTCGCACCCCTGTCCTCGCAGTGGCGCGAGGAAGTCGCCAAGGGCGGCATCTACCGCGACATGGCGCTGGCCAAGGTGACGCTGGGCAGCTCGGTGCTGGCGACCTTCGCAGCGCTGTCTGCCGAGGGCTTCCTGACCGGTCGCGGCCCCGAGCGCAAGGCTGACCGCGAGGCGCTCATGCGCGACGGCTGGATGCCCTACTCCATCAAGATCGGCGACACCTACTACAGCTATGCGGGCATGGAGCCGGTCTCAGCGCTCATGGCCATCGCCTCGGACTATGCCGAGTACGCCAAGCACGAACCCGACGCCGGCAAAGTCGAAGAGGTTTTCCTGGGCGCGACCTATGGCTTGTACGAGTACCTCAAAGAGCAGCCCTATCTGCAGGGTATCGCCGAGGTGGCCAAGCTGGTCGGCACCAACCAGCAGGGCCAGGTGGACGGTAAGAAGATCGTGGACGGCCTGGTCAAGCAGTTTGGTGGCTTCGTAATCGGCGGCTCGCCTGCGGGCGCTTACAACAGCCTGGTGGCCGGCATCGAGCGCCTGATGGATCCGGCAGCCCGCGATTCACGCGCCAGCCCCGACCTGCCCATGGGTGTGCGTGGCTTTGTGGAAGCATTCAACCGCTACCGCAGCCGCCTGCCCTACGCCAGCGAGGCCCTGCCCGAGCAGCTCAACCTGTGGGGCGACCCGATCATGCAGTCTCGGGGTAAACCCTACGAGCTGGTGCTGCCGACCAAAGTCAGCCCTGGCCAGTTCTCTGCGGTGGATGACGCCCTGGTGCGGATCGGCTCGCCGGTTGGCATGCCCGAGCGCAAGATCGACGGCGTGGAGATGGATGCATTCCAGTACAACCGGCTGCTGACCATCTATGGCAAGGAGCTGCCAGCCAAGGACGCGATCATGGAAGTGATCAACACGCCTGGCTTTGACCTCATGTCGCTGGATGACCAGCAGAAGTCTGTGCAGCGGATTCACTCCCGCTTCATGGATGTTGCCAAGAAACAACTCATCAACGAAGACCCCGCGCTTAAGGCCAAGATCGACGAGCTGCAGGAGCTTCGCAAGGCCAATGGCCTCTATTACAAACCTTGATGTCTTCGTACAATCAGCAAAAGGAAGGATTGAATCATGCCAGTGCCAATCAGTAATGTGACCCGTCGTGTGGTGTATTCGGCCAGTGGCACTGGCCCATACGCATTCACCTTCGAGATCCTGGCCAACACCGACATCGCCGTCTACAAGGACGATACGCTGCTGACGCTGACCACCGACTACACGGTGACGATCAACGCCAACGGCACCGGCAGCATCACGCTGACCGCTTCGCCTACGGGTGCCACGCAGATCGCCATCGTTGGCAACCGCACAATCCAGCGCACCACCGACTTTGTGACCGGCGGCGACTTCTTTGCCAACACGGTGAACGATGAGCTTGATCAGCAAACCATCTTTGCCCAGCAAAATGCTGAAGGCCTGCAGCGTGCTTTGCAGGCACCGCAGACTGACCCGACCAGCATCAACATGACGCTGCCGCGGGCATCTGTGCGTGCCAACAAAACCCTGGCATTTGACACCAATGGCAACCCGACCACGGGCGAGGTCATCGGCGACAACCGCGGAAACTGGGCTTCTGGCACTGCGTACAACAAGCGCGATATTGTCAAGGACACCAGCAACGGCAATGTCTACTACGCCAACACGGCGCACACTTCCAGCGGCTCGCAGCCGATCAGCACTAACGCCGACTCGGCCAAGTGGGATCTGATTGTGGACAACGCCAGTGCTGGCGCATCTGCCTCGGCTGCGGCTTCCTCTGCCTCTGCGGCTGCCACGTCGGCCAGCAATGCATCCACATCGGCCAGCAATGCGGCCAGCTCTGCAAGCACTGCGAGCACCCAGGCCTCGAATGCTTCGACCTCGGCGACCAACGCAGCCAACTCTGCAACCGCTGCAGCTTCGTCTGCCAGCACCGCAAGCACTGCCGCCACCAATGCCGGCAACTCAGCCACGGCTGCTGCCACATCGGCCACAAACGCCAGCAATAGCGCCAGCTCGGCCAGCACCTCGGCCAGCAACGCTGCAAGCTCCGCATCGTCGGCCAGCACCAGCGCAAGCAACGCGAGCACCAGCGCGACCAATGCTGCAAACAGCGCCACCAGCGCGGCCAGCTCGGCGACCACCGCAACCAACCAGGCCACGACCGCCACCACCCAGGCAACCAATGCGGCCAACAGTGCGACCGCCGCCGCCGCATCTGCAGCTGCAGCAGCCGCGAGCTTCGATGCCTTCGATGACATCTACCTGGGTGCCAAGAGCGCCAACCCCACTGTGGACAACGATGGCGACCCGCTGTCTGTTGGCGATCAGTACTTCAACACGGTGGCCAACGAACTCCGCATCTGGAACGGGAGCACCTGGCAGGCCGCTTCCACTGTGGGCGGCACGGTCACCTCGCTGAGTGTCACGGGCAACACCACGCTGGGCGATGCTGTCAGCGACACCGTAACGGTGAATGGCACCGCTACCTTCAACAACGCAGACGCAACGATCTACGGTGTGCGTGTTGGCCGTGGCGCAGGTGCTGTGTCCACCAACACTGCGGTGGGTGCAAGTGCGCTGGCGGCGAATACGACTGGCATCAACAACACTGCTGTGGGGCAACTTGCTCTCAATCTTGAAACGACAGGGGTACGCAATGCCGCATTTGGCGCTCGTGCTTTGTCAAAGAGTAATGGGGGTACAGACAACACCGCAATTGGATATGTGGCTCTCAGCGAGAACACCACTGGCACCAACAACACTGCTGTGGGTGAAGCGGCGCTTGGCAATCAAACTACCGGCAATTACAACACCGCTGTTGGCACTCAGGCACTTCTCTCCAACACCACCGCCTCCAACAACACGGCTGTGGGTTATCAGGCGGGGTATACGAATAGCACTGGTACTGGACAGACATTCTTGGGTTATCAGGCTGGGTACAGTGCCACAACTGGCTCATACAACCTATTTGCTGGTGAGCGTTCTGGTTACAGCAACACAACAGGCGAACGAAATGTCGCCCTCGGATACACGGCACTGAATGTCAACACCACTGGTGTGCGAAATGTTGCCGTTGGTATGTCTGCGTTGGAGCAGAACTCCACTGGTGCTTACAACATTGGCATCGGGTATCAAGCATTGACTCAAAACACCACCTCCAACTACAACACCGCAGTTGGATATCAGGCGCTATACAGCAATACCGCAAGCACTGGTGGTTACAACACCGCTGTTGGTTATAGGGCTGGATATAGCAACACAACCAACACTGACAGCGTATATGTTGGCGCTCAGGCTGGTTATAGCGCAACTGGCCTTGGCAACACCTTTGTCGGCACAAGTAACAACCAAGGTGCAGGTTATTTCGTAACCACAGGTGCAAAGAACACCATCCTCGGCGGTTACAGCGGCAACCAAGGTGGCCTCGACATCCGCACCTCCAGCAACTACATCGTGCTGTCAGATGGCGATGGGAATCCGAGGGGTGTTTTCAACTCGTCTGGTTATTTCAAAGGGAGTAACGCTGGGACTTATCGTAGTGTTGGCGGCGCTTTTCACGAGTTTTATCAGACTGCCGACAATTCGGGGCTGACTGTCACTTGCTCCAATACTTCTCAGACCACCAACTGTTTCCGAGTGTTTGCGGCTCGCAATACGACCAACAACACTTTCTATGCCATTGATTATTACAACGATGGTGCTGATGCCGCTCGTTTCCGAGTCGCGGACTCTGGCAATGTGACCAACACCAACAACTCTTATGGCGCAATCTCTGACATCAAACTGAAAGAGAACATCACCGATGCCACGCCGAAACTGGCTGGGCTGATGCAAGTGCGGGTGCGGAATTACAACCTGAAGTCTGACCCCACGCACAAGCAACTCGGCGTAATTGCTCAAGAGTTGGAGCAGATTTTCCCCGGCATGGTTGAGGAATCGCCTGACCGTGATGCTGATGGCAACGACCTCGGCACGACCACCAAGCAAGTGAAATACAGCGTGTTTGTTCCCATGCTCATCAAGGCAATGCAAGAACAGCAAGCCATCATTGAACAACTCAAGGCCGATGTGGCCGCATTGAAAGGAGCCTGAAAATGACTGAAGTCGCAACCCTTGTGGAGCAACCCACCGCTGAAGAAGTGGCGAGGCACTATGCCGCCGCTATGGACTCGGTGAACCTTTTGAACGCTGGCAAGCCCGAAGGCATGGAAGATGCTGAGTGGGCTGATACTGTTGCTCGAAACAAAGAACACCTGAAGATCATGCTGGCCAAGACCTGGTGGACAAACCAAGACCTGGCCCCGTTGCGCTCGGCAGCTGCGGAGTGAACATGCAAGACATACAGATCAAGCTGACCGTTGAGGAAGTGAACTTCGTGCTGGCCGTGTTGGGCAACCTGCCCACGCAGAGCAATGCCTGGCCCCTGATGCAGAAGATCAGGACGCAGGCCGAATCGCAGGTGCCTAAAGAGGAGCCCGCGCAAGTACAAAACCCATGAGGAGGGAATGAGGTATGGAGCCGGGTGAAATCGACCCCGTCAAGTACGGTGTGCTGTGGCAGAAGGTTCAGGAGATGGACAAGAAGGTGGACAAGATGGAGCGCCAGCTCGAGGAGCTGCTCGCCTTGGCCAACAAGTCCAAGGGCGGCTTCTGGATGGGCATGACCATCGCCAGCATCGCCGGCGGCGCTGTGACTTGGATCGCCCAGCACTTCAGGAACGGCTGAGATGGATCCGATCACCGTCGCGATGACCGCTTTCGCGGCGGTGCAAAAGACCGTTCAGGTTATCAAGCAGGCGCAGAAGACCGTCAACGATGTGAGCAGCCTGGGCCCCATGCTGGGTCAGTACTTCGGTGCCAAGCAAGACACGGTGAAGGCGCTCGAGGAGGCCAAGAAGAAGGGCGGCTCGAGCATGGCGCAGGCAATCCAGATCGAGATGGAGCTGCTCTCGCAAAAGAAGTTCGAGGACGAGCTCAAGATGATCTTCTTCCAGACCGGCCACGCCGACATCTGGGAGAACATTCAGAAGCGTGTGCAAGAGGGCGAGCAGGCCCAGCGTGAGGCGCAGCGCCGTGCCCGCGATGCCGCGATCCAGAAGGCCAAGAAGATGAAGCAGATGGTGGAGCTGTGCATCGGCATCGGCCTGGTTGTGCTGCTGGTGCCGCCCCTGATCTGGTTTGTGATCCAGGGTTTGCTGTATGCCAAAGAGCAGGGGTGGTTCAAATGATGCGCCTGGCCCAGATCACCATTCTGGTCATGTACCTGGGGTTGCTGGCGCTGATCGTGACCGGCTGCGACATGCCTGAGTTCTACCGCTACCAGTGCATGAACAGCAAGAACTGGGACAAGCGCGAATGCAAGCGACCCGAGTGCGAGATCCTGGGCGAGTGCCCTGACCAGCTGATGAAACCCGAGCTTACGAAAGGGCAGAGCAATGAACGCTGAGACCATCGAGGCCAAGATCAAATTCATGATCGCCTTCACCTTCTGCTTCACGGTGCTGGTGATGGTGGTGCTGTCCATGTTCAGCCTGGTATTTGTGCCCCAGCCCATGAATGGGATCGCGCCGGCAGACAAGCAATTTTTCTTCCTGCTCTCTGACATGAGCAAGTATATCCTCGGATCGCTCGGCACCCTGCTGGCGATTAAGGGCAAGGACATGGTGAAGGACGCCCTGAGTAAAGATCCTGAGCCGCCAAAGGAGAAGCAAGATGCTGCCGATGCTCGCTAGTATTGTTTCGGGCCTGATCAGTAATGGCCTGCCCAAGGTGGCCGACGCCGTCATGGAAAAGGGCGTGGACTATGTGCAGGACAAGCTGGGCGTGGAGCTCAAGCCCGAGGGCCAGATGAGCCAGGCCGATGTGGCCAAGCTCAAAGAGGCCGCCATGAAGCATGAGGAGTTCATGGCCGAGCTGGACGAGAAGAGCCGGCAGCGGGCGACCGACATGCAGATGGCGGCCATGAAGCACGAAGACCCACTGGTGCGTCGCTTCGTGTACTTCTTCATCGCCTTCTGGTCGATCTTCGCGGCGGCATTCATCCCGTCGCTGATCTGGCTGGACATCCCTGAGAACAACCAGCGGTTCGCCGACACGGTGCTGGGCTACATCATGGGCACGGTGGTGACCAGCATGTTTGCCTTCCTGCTTGGCAGCAGCCAGGGCAGTCGCATGAAGGATGAGAAGAAGTGAGGCCGGGCATTGACCAGCTGACCGCTGCCGGCATTAAGCGCGATGTGGCCGAGCGCTGGATGCCCCATGTGCAGCAAGCGCTTGATCGGTTTGGGATCGCATCAGAGCGCCAGGTCGCGGCCTGGCTGGCGCAGACCGCGCACGAATCGGGCGGCTACACCATGCTGGTGGAGAATCTGAACTACCGGGCGACGGTGATGGCCGCTTGCTGGCCTGCCCGCTTCGGGGTCAAAAATGCCGACGGCACTTGGGCAAAGGATGACAAGGGCGCACGGGTGCCCAACAAGTTCGCCCTGGCGCTGGAGCGCAAGCCAGAGGCCATCGCCAATGTGGTCTACAGCTCACGCATGGGCAACGGCCCGGTCGAATCGGGCGATGGATGGAAGTACCGGGGCCGTGGCCTGAAGCAGCTGACCGGCAAGGAGAACTACACCAGGTGCGGCCAGGGTCTGGGTGTTGACCTAGTGGCCAACCCAGACCTGCTGCTGCAGCCAGAGTACGCCGCCCTGTCAGCCGCCTGGTTCTGGTCGGTCAACAAGTGCGGCCCCCTGGCTGATGCCAATGACTTCGTTGGTCTGACCAAGAGGATCAACGGCGGCACCATCGGGCTGGCTGATAGGCAGGCGCGTTATGACGCCTGTCTGAACACCTGCCGGGCCTGATCACTGAGCTGCACCGAGCGCTGCCAGGCGCTGGCTGTAGTTGGCCGTGTGCCGGATCCGCTTGACCGTATCGACCCGGTTCATCACCTCTTCGTTGGCCTTCCGCAGCTCCTTGAGCTTGGTCATGCGTTCGCGGGGCGGGATCTTGGTGGCCTTGGCCGTGCGCTCGGCCATGTTCTCATAGGCGTCCTGCCACTCATCCAGTGTCGCATGCACGCTGACCGGCTCGGTCTTGCCGGGCACCATCAGAGGGTAGCCGATTGGCGCAGCTGGCGGCTCCTCCTCCACCTCGGGGATGTCCACCACCTCGAGGCCGGCCTCCTCGGCCTGCTGCACCAGCACCTCGAGCGGCACCTCTTCCAATGGCGGTGCCTCCTCGATCACTTCTGGGGGCGTCAATGGGGGCAATATGGGGGCAGATATGGGGGCGATGGTATCTAGGGGGTTTGCAGGGGCCTGGCGGGGCGCTGGAGCGCTTTTCTCCTCGGTGGGGTAGTCCTGTGCCTCCTCGGCTGTGATCAGCCCTTTGAGGACATCTGGGAAGGCATCACGCAAGGCAAAGCCTCGAGCACGCATCTGCATCATGCGCTTGGGGTATGCCTGCCAGGGGCCTTGCTTGCCCCACAGGCCGGCGCGCTTGGCATCCTCCACGCTGAACTTGGCCACCACTGGCTTGCGACCTTTGCGCTTGGCCACGCAGACGGCGACCGGGTTGGGCGTGCCTTCGTTCTCGAAGAATTCCTCGACATCCTCGCAGACATGGCTGGCCTGCACCAGCGCCATGGCGGCATCACCGTACACGCTGGGCTTGCCATTGATGACGGCGATGTTTTGCAGGGCCTGCATGGGTGCCAGACCCATCTCATATCCCCACTGCACGCAGACCAGTACATCCTGCGGTTTGCCCTGGTAGGCCTTGGGCACCATGGTTGAGCTGGCCAGCATCTCGCTGAATTGCACGGCCTCGGTGAGTGTTGCGGGGGCGAACCCCTTGGTGGTTGTCAGTTGCATTTTTGTCCTCCAGGAAGGAATTGGTTGAGGGTTTCGAATACCAAGCTGACCAGCGAGGTGATCACCTCATCGGCCTGCTCTTCGTTCATGTCTGTCGCGTTCATCAGCGCCACCAGGGCGCGGTTGTGGGCGTCAATGAGCGGTTGCATCTCCAGCGGATCGCTCATGCCTTGGCCTCTTTGATGGTCAGGGTGGACTGCCGGATGGTGTAGGCCTCCTTGGCCGGCACGGTCTTGGCTGGCTGGGCCTTATAGCTACGGGTCGGCCAGGCGATGGTGTAGCCACCGGCCACGGCCCTGGTGGCCTCGCCCATGAGCTCCTTGAGCTGCTTCTCGGCAGCGCTGATCGCGGTCTCGGATTCTTTGATGGCAGCCCGGCAGGCGACGATCTTGTCAGCCAGCTGGCCAGCAGCATCGGGCAGCCGGATGGTCTCTTCGTTAACCGGGTAGGGGCCACGATTGTCTGACCACTGCTCGCCTTCCTGGGGCGGGTAGTAGTCCACCACGCCGGTCTGCTTCCAGACATCCAGGCGGCGCTGGAAGTCGGTGGCCACCTGGGCGATCCGATCGACGGTTCCCTGGTGTGGGGCAAACAGGAAGATCCGCAGCTGGGTGCCACGGTACAGGGTGCAGATCGCGCCCCACTTGGCCTGGATGATGTCCATCTGGGCCTGCAGCTGGATGGGGCCACGCCACAGGGGCGGCATGTCTTCGACATCCATGGCCGTGAGCTTGGCCTCGAGAGCGCCCACGCCGTCCAGGGTGATGCTGTCCTGGCCGATGACGAAGATGCCGGCATCCGGGTCGGTGGTGAAGACCTGGCCACGGCCATTGCCGGTGCCGTCCAGGCTGCAGCACAGCGGCAGACTGTCGTGGTAGCGGGCCTCGGGGTGGTCGATCACCAGCTCGGACAGCTCCAGCCTGGCGGCTGCTTCGTTCAGGATCAGGGGTTCCAGCTGGTTGCCCCACTCCATGGCCTCTTTGGACTCGAACTCGAACTCGATGTCCTGCAGGGCCGCGATGCTGTGCTCGAGCTCCTCATTGGCGGTGCGGTACTTGCTCAAGCCCATGACGGCAGGCAAGCGGGATGCCGACAGCATGGTGTCGGGGGTGACTTTATTGACCATGGGTTTCTCCTTGTGTGGTCAGTTGGTAAACCCTGACCACACGGGCGTGGGCCTGGGGATGGGTGGCCTCGGTGTACCCGACGGCCTGGAACTGTTTGGTCTTGAACACAGCGCCCAAGACCGAAGGATGCATCTCGGCGGGGATCATCACATGAGCCCGTACCTCATTGATGCTGACGGTGCCCTGCTTGCGGCAGATCTGGGTGGCCACTGCCCGGCACCTGGCCAGGAACTCGGCATCCCTGACCTGGAACAGATCGAGCTGGGCGTCGCGTAGGGTCTGACCCTGGGTGGCTTGCATGGCCAGCTCACCGGGTCAGGTAGATGACCACGGCGGCCACGGCAGCCACCACATACAGGGCTAGGTCAGCTGCAGCCACAGTGCGGCGCTCGGTCTTCTCCTCGAGCAGCGAGCGCTGCAGCCGCAGCATGTGGGGCGACTTCTCGACATACTTGGGTGGCTCATACCGTGAGCCAATGAGCACCTTGCCGGTGTTGTAGGGGGTGACGGTGGGTTTGTGCATGCTGGTCTCCTTGGGTTAAATGCGCTTGAGAAGGTTGGCAACCTGGCTGGCATGCCAGACACAGTTGCCGCGGGGGGTTTCGATGTTGCGAGCTGTGAGCACGCCGGCAATGTCGCGCAGGGTTGATGCACCGCTGCGCTTGATGATCTCACGAACGACTGGGCCAACGCGCTCGGCGTAGGCGTCGGCCTTGTTCTTGATGACCTGCACGCCGATGGCGCTGCCGACCTCGGGGGTGGGGCTGCCCAGGGCGCGACCTTGGGCCTTGGCCTGGGCCAGGGCTGCCTTGGTGCGCTCGCTGATCTTGCGGGCTTCCCATTCGGCGAAGACGGCCATCATCTGCAGGAAGGTGCGATCGGCCTCGGGCATGTCGGCGCACACGAAGCTGACGCCTGACTCCAGCAGGCCGGTGATGAAGTGGACATTGCG